GTTTAGTAAAGACTGGACAGCTAGAATTATGGGTATAGTAATTGTAGGTGGCTTTATGGGTTACATATTTTTAGTAACTCTACAACCACCTGAACAAAATTCAGAAGCTCTTATTAACTTAGTACTTGGTTACCTCGGTGGGTTAGCTAGTGCAGTTATATCTTTTTATTTCGGAGCCTCACACAAACAGGATTAAATATGAACATATCACAAGAAGGCTTATCGTTAATTAAAAAATTTGAAGGATGCGAATATAACGCATATAAATGTGCAGCAGGAGTATGGACTATAGGTTATGGTCATACTGCTGATGTTAAAGAAGGAGACTTAGTAACTCAACAAGAAGCAGATAAAATATTAGAAGAAGACATGAAAGAGTTTGAAGGTTATATAAAAAATTTAGTAAAAGTACCTCTTGAACAAAATCAATTTGATGCACTAGTATCTTGGGTATTTAATTTAGGTCCATCTAATTTAGAACAATCTACTATGTTAAAATTTTTAAATGCAGGTGATTATCATTTAATTCCAAGTCAAATAAAAAGATGGAACAAAGCAGGTGGTAAAGTTTTAGAAGGTTTAATTAGAAGAAGAGAAGCTGAATCTTTATTATTTGAAGATAAAGAATGGCATGAGGTTTAATAATGCCATTAAGAAAATTTCAATTTCAACCCGGAATTAATAAAGAAGGTAGTGATTATAGTAATGAAGGCGGATGGTTTGATGCAGACAAAGTTAGATTTAGAAAAGGAAGACCAGAAAGAATAGGTGGTTGGGAAAAAACAAATTCTGATAGTTTTGTTGGTACTTGTAGAAAAATTTATGTTTACAGAAGTGCAAATCAAACAGATTATACAATACTAGGAACTCATCAAAAACTATATGCTTTACAAGGCGATGAATTTTTTGATATAACTCCTATAAGAGCTACAACAACCAATGGAATTGTATTTGCAGCAACTAATGGAAGTGCAATAATTACAGCTACTGATGATGATCACGGAGCTGTAACAGGAGATTTTGTAACAATTTCTAGTGCAGTCAGTTTAGGTGGAGTTATTACTGCTGCTGTATTAAATACCGAACATCAAATAACAGGAATTACTGCTGATACATTTACTTTTATAGCTACAGAAACAGCTAATGGTAATGATACTAATAATGGTGGTTCTGCTACTGATGCAGCTTATCAAATAAATACAGGTCTTGATGTTTATGTTTCATCAACAGGTTGGGGTGTAAGTTCATGGGGCGATTCAAGCTGGGGTTCTGCTTCAGGAATATCTGCAGTTAATCAGTTAAGGCTTTGGTCTATTGATAATTTTGGTGATGATACTATTGCTAATATTAGACTGGGTGGAATTTTTTATTGGGATGAATCAGCAGGAGTTGAAGCAAGAGCTGTAAATGCAACATCTATAAATGGTGCAAGTAATGTACCAGTAAAAACTATACAAGTAATGATGTCAGATGTTGACAGACATGTTATAGCTTTTGGAAGTAATGCCATAGGTTCAACTACTATAAATCCTTTACTTGTTAGATTTTCAGATGCAGAGAGTATAGTTGATTGGACACCATCTTCTACCAACTCAGCAGGTGGAGTTCAATTGTCTTTAGGCTCTGTTATTATTGGAGCATTAAGAACAAGGCAAGAAATACTTATATGGACTGATGCAGGTATCGTATCTATGCGTTTTGTAGGTCAACCATTTATATTTAGTTTTAATGAAGTAGCAACAGGAATGTCAATGATTTCTCCAAATGCTGCTATTAATGCAAATGGGCAAGTTTTCTTTATGGATAGAGGTTCTTTTTATAGTTACTCAGGAAGTGCTCAAAGATTGCCATGTACAGTATTAGATTATATATTTAGTGATATTAATACAGGTCAACTTTTTAAAATATTTGCAGCTCACAATCCTGAGCATAATGAAGTAATGTGGTTCTATCCTTCAGCATCTTCTGTTGAAATAGACAAATATGTAATATATAACTACTTAGAAAAAACATGGTCTATTGGAACAACATCAGATGGCTTTACTAGAACTGCATGGAATGATGCACCAACAAGAGTACATCCTTTAGCTGCAAGTAAAGATGATCAAACTAATGTAAATTACTTATACAATCATGAGCTTGGACATGGCTCTGGTTCTGATAATTTTAGTGCTTTTATAGAATCAAGTGATTTTGATTTAGACCCTGATGGAGAAAGATTTATGTTTGTTTCTAAAATAATACCTGATGTAACTTTTAGAAATCAACAAACTCAAGAAGATGATGTAACTATTACTATAAAAGGTAGGGACTATCCATTAGAAGATTTATCTACTTTATCTACTATATCAGTAACACCTGCTTCTACATTTACAAACACAAGAGCTAGAAGTAGACAATGTGCTATTAGAGTATCTAATACATCTAATGATTACGGTTGGAGATTAGGCGATTTAAGATTAGAAATTAAACCAGATGGAAGAAGATAATGTCAGAAAAAACAACAGTCCCTTTACCAATACCGACTATTGATTATGAACAACAAGACCAATTTATTTTAAGAAGAACTATAGAACAAGGCATGGAAGATATACATCAAGAAATTGGAGGAAGTAAAAGATTGCAAAATAGTATTAGTAGCAAGTCAATTAGAAGACATCAATTTTTATTAATGGGAGTTACAGGTGGCTGATAGTTTAGGAGTATTAGGTCAATTAGACCCAGCAGCAACAACAGTTACAGTTCTTTATACTGTACCAGATAAAACACAAACAACAGTTAGTTCTATTGTTGCAGCAAACAGAACAGGTTCAGCCATAACATTTAGATTAAGTGTTCATGTAGCTGGAGCTTCTGCAAATGATAAGCAATTTTTATATTACGGCAAATCAGTAGCAGCAAACGATTCACTTACAATAGTAATTGGAATAACATTAAATCAAACAGATGTAATAAAAGTGCATACAAGTGCAGTAGACATGAGTTTTAATATATTTGGTTGTGAAACAACCGAGGAAAGATAAATGAACATAAAACAACAAACCAATAATGTAGCATCTCAAGGTCGTTATGGAGACACTATGCTTATGCATGTTAATCCAGCAGAAGTGCAGGGATTAGCATCTGTTATGCCACTAACACGAAATCCAGAAACAGGACAGCCAGAAGCTTTTTTACCTTTTTTATTACCATTACTAGGAAGTGCTTTAGGAACTGCAGGATTAACTGGTGCAGGAGCAGGAGCTTTAGGTGGATTAATAGGAGCAACTGGATTAAGTAGTGCAGCAGCAGGAGCTATTGGCTCAGGTTTAACTACAGCTTTAGTAGAAGGCGATCTTAAAAAAGGAATTATGTCCGGTATTACTGGTTTTGGTATGGGTAAAGTAATGGGTGCAGCAGGATTAGGTGGTACTGAAGCAATAGCAGATGAAGCAAGTAAGGCTGCTATAACAGAAGCAGCAGGTTCTAATGCTGTAACAGCAGCAACAGTTGGAGAAAGTGCTGGACAAGCAGTAACAGATGCAGCAACAAGTAATTTTTCTGGAGATGCTATAGGTAGTTTAGTTGAATCATCAGGTTTAAATGCTACTGATTTACAAGAAGCTTTAGGCTCAGGATTAACAAGTCAAGCTGATTTAATAGCACAAGCAAGTGCGGCTAACCCAAACTTTATTGCACCCGGAATGCAAGGATTTGGAGATAGGCTTGGTGCAATAGGCAAGGGTGCTTTTAGTGGAGATACAATGTCTGCTCTTACAAGTCCAACTGGCTATCTTCCTATTGCTTTAGGTGAAGGTCAAAAAGGTGTAATGGAATCACAAGAAAATTTTGAAAGACAAATGGCTCAAATGAAATTAGATAGAGAACAAGCCAAGAAAGATATGTATGCAAACAATCCAGAAAATATACCTAGTAGTTCTCGTTATTATGGTTCAGGTGGTGGATTAATGTCTTTAGCTGAAGGTGGTAAAACTTTACCAAAAGCACCTAAGAAAAAAAATCCACGAGATGATGAATTAAGATTTCCTCCACCAGAAAGACTAAAACCACAAATGCCAATAGCAGATAATAGTTTTGAAGCAGCTATGTCAGGTTCACAAGACTATAGATATATGCCAAAAGCTGATACTAGACCTGTAACTGAGTCATATCAAAAAATGCAAAAGAATGCAGTAACAGGTGCAGAAATGCCAACAGGACAATATGTTCCAGCAAGTAATTATAAAGCTGGTGTTGATGCTGAGTTTAACTATTTCCCAGATTCGAATAGACCTGCAAGTTATTTAGGTAATTATCTAGGTAATGTAGGTCTTGGTGGTCTTGCTGGTCTCGGTGGTCTCGGTGGTGGTTTTGATGGTTTAAATGATTTTGATATACGAGATTATCTTGGAGGAGAAGGAGAAAATGATTATGATTTAGGAAATATGGATTTTTCAAATTTAGATTTTTCAAATTTAGGAAATCAATATCCAAAACCAAATATGCCAACTCCATATATGCCAACTGTTAATCCTAGTATTAATCCTCAAATACCAGATTTTGGTGGTGTTTTAGGCAACCTTATGGGTGGAGGAAATCAAGGCACTATTCCAGTAGGATTTGGTAGCTACGAACCGGGTGGTAATCTTAATATAACAGACAATATGGCTAGACCAGATTTTACTAATTTGCAAAATTTTGATAATGGATTACCTAGCGTTACAGACTTTGATAATAACTTTTCTGTATCACAGCTTAATGATATGAGGAATAAGTTTGGACCAGAGCCAGACCCAATTGCTCCACCTGTTATAGCTCCACCTATGGATATTGCTCCACCTGTATTTAGAGAAGAGCCTATAGAAGATCAAAGAGGAGGAATGAGACCACCTATGGATATAGCACCGCCTAGAGATCAAGATATGATGGCTAGACTTTCTCCTGCACAATTAGCATCTATAGGAGCTCCAACAGTAGTTGCACCTCCAGTTATTGAGCCACCTGTTATGGTACCACCAGCAATGCAACAACCAGTAGCACCTTTGGTACCACCTATGCCACTAACTTTAAGAAATGATTTAGGGTTACCGATGATAAGAAATCCAGAAGAGATGAGTCTAGAAGAGTTAAATATATCTAGAAGAATGCCTCCTATGCGTATGGCTGAAGGAAAACAATTGCCTAATCAGGGATTAGAAGCATTAAATTCTGTAGCACCTGAAGTTGTAAGTAGAATGGGCTATCAAGAAGGTGGAATGACTCCAAGTAATCAAGATGTACAACAATTAGCTGAAGCTGTAATGGGTCAAAGTCCAAATGCAGATGCTGTAATTAATATGTTTATTGAAAAATATGGCAATGAATTATTTATGCAAGTAAGAGAAATGATTTTAAATCCACAAGGACAAGCACAAACACAAGGAATGATAAAAGGACAAGGTGGTGGAATGGATGATGAAGTTATGGGAATGATTGGAAATCAAAGACCTGTAGCTGTATCTCCGGGTGAGTATATTGTACCTGCTGATGTAGTATCAGGTTTAGGAGATGGTGCATCTGATGCTGGTGCAGAAGAACTTGATGGTATGTTAGATAGAGTAAGACAAGAAAGAACAGGAACAACTAAACAAGCACCACAATTATCTAATGCTGGAGGAATGCTTCCAAGATGAATCAAAAAGTAGTAGAAATAAAAGAAAACTATCAAGAAGATATTAACGAAGTTAACTATAAAGCTAATGAAAATTATATAATTACATTAGTTCCGGGTACTTATGTTCATACTTTATGGAATGAACTAACTCCTTTTTTAAAGAAAGCAGTTAAAAGGTCTAATGGTAGATGGAATTTAGAATCACTTAAAACAGCATGTGTACAGCAAAGACAAGAGTTATGGGTTATATTTACAGAAGATAATACAATAATAGGTGTGGCAACTACTGAGTTTGTATACTATCCAAACACAAAAAGATTAGCAATACAGTATTTAGGTGGTAAAGATTTAAAGAATTGGGCATGGCTTTTTTTAACAAAAGCTGAAAGTTGGGCAAAAGATAACAATTGTGATGGTATAGAATGTACAGCAAGATTTGGTTTTTGGAAATGGTTAGGAAAATCTGGTTGGGATAAAGCATACACAGTATTTGAAAAGAGGTTTAATAATGAGTAAAGGCGGAGGGAGTTCAGCTCCACAAGAAACAACATCAACAGTAACACAAACTAATTTACCTGATTATGCAGCACCATATTTCACTAGATTATTAGCAAGAGGAGAAGCTGAGTCTTTACAGCCATATAAAACATATGATGGTTCAAGATTAGCCGAACAAAGTCCAGCAGCTCAACAAGCTTTATCTAGACAAACTGCTTTAGGTTTAAGCTCAGGTCCACAAGAGCTTAATCAAGCTGGTGATATAGCAAGAGATATAGGATATGGACAGCCGGGTGCAGGTGGTTCTTTAGCTGCTTTTGACCCTAGTGCTATTAGTTCTCAATATAATCCGACCAGCTTTAATTCTGACTATCAACCTAGTAATTTTGATAGAGGATATGAAGCTTCAGAGTTTCAATCTACTTATAACCCTACTCAATTTGATAGTGGCTATCAAGCACAAGATTATAATACGCAACAATTTAATAATAATGTAGCACAAGATTACATGAATCCTTTTCAAAGTAATGTTACTGATATAGAGAAAAGAGAAGCAACAAGACAATCTAATATACAAGCTGAAGGTATAGGAGACCAAGCTACTATGAGTGGTGGTCTTGGTGGCTATAGAGAAGCTATCATGCAATCAGAAAGAGAAAGAAATCTTGGACAACAACTAGGAGATATAGAAGCTAGAGGTCAAAGAGATGCTTTTTCACAAGCACAAGAACAATTTGAAAGAGATAGAAACGCACAGTTTAGAGGCGATGAGTTTGCAGAAAGACAAAGACAACAACAAGCTGCACTTGGTATGACAGCACAAGAGGCTTCTGATAGAGCTAGACAATTTGGTTCTACTCAAAATTTAACTGCACAAGAAATGTCTGATAGAGCTAGGCAATTTGGCTCACAACAAGGTATGACTGCTCAACAATTAGGTGATGCGTCAAGACAATTTGGTTCTCAACAATCAATGGCAGCTCAAAGGGCAGGAGATGCTTCTCAACAGTTTGGTGCAAGTCAAGGCTTGGCAGCACAACAAGCTGATATAGATGCACAAATAAGAGCAAGACAGTTAGGATTAGCAGGTCTTGGTGCTGACCAACAAACACAAGCACAAAGATTACAAGCTTCTCAACAACTATCAAACATAGCTCCTATGCAACAGCAGATGGCTTTTGATAGATTAAATCAAGCTCAACAAGCACAAGAGGTTGGAAGAAACTTTAATCAAGCTTCTTTAGATATGGGTTATCAAGATTTCTTAGATCAAAAAGCTTACCCAAGACAACAACTTGGTTTCCAAAGTCAGATATTACAAGGACTTCCTGTAACTCCGGGTACACAAGTTTCTCAATATCAGCCGGGTGCAAGTAATACTTCACAATTATTAGGATTAGGTTTAGGTGGTCTAGGTTTATACAAAGCATTAGGACAAGGTTAAATATTAACAGGTTAATACATGAATATAATAGAACAACAAGATAAATTAAAATCAGCACCAGATGATTCTCTTGCAAGAGAAATGAAAAGTCCAAGTGGAATGTTTCCACAGTATTTAGTTATGACTGAAATACAGCGTAGAGAAAAAATGCGTACAGACTATGAAGGTAAACAAGCTGCTGATAGTAAAGCATCACCAAGATTAAGTATGGCAGAAGAAATGGCTATGAGTGCACCACAGCCTCAGCAGAACAGTGCAGGTATTGCTGGACTATTAGAACAACCACAACAACCAATGCAACCACAACAGCCACAGATGCAACAAGAACCAATAAAAATGGCTGCAGGACAAGAAGTTCCATTTAGCTATTCTGCTAATAATCCATTTGCTTCAGCATTTCCAGTAGATGACCCTTTGACTGAAGAAGATGAATCAGAATCAAAGTATATGAAAGCCATGCGAGAATATTACGAAGAAAGAAACAGACTGATGCCTGAAAAATTAGAAAAAGAAAGAAAGTTTAGAGGTGGTCTTGATTTAATTAAAACTGGATTAGCCGTAGGTACATCTGCTACATCAGCAGATTTAAATAAAAACTTATCAGGAGCAATAGATAGTATTAGTAAAACAAGTTCTGATTTAAGAAAAGCTGAAGATAGTATGTCTAAATCACAATTAGAGTTTGCTAAATCAAAAGCTATAGATGAAGCTAGAACACAAGACCTTCGTGGTAAAGCTGCTAAGTTTGAACAAGATGACTTTAAAGCTGAAACAGCAAGAATGGACGCTGAAAAAAGAGGTAAATATTATGAAGGCTTAATATCAGCACAAAACAAAGACCCTAAGTTAATTCAATTAGCAGAATCTTTAGTAGAAAGAGACACGAATCAAACATTGCCTATCTATGATTTAGTAAATACAGGTGGAAAAGAAACAAAAGTAATAAATCAAGATTTATTAAATCAATATGCAAGTTCTTTAGCATCATCTCCAACTTCACAAAATATTCGCCAAGCAGGAGCAACACAAATGAGTTTCATGGACTCTGTTACAGAAACAATGAATAGTGTGCCAGTAATGTCAAGAATAGCTGCTACGGCAAAACGATTGAAAATATCTGAAGAAGAAGCAAGAGCACAAGTCCAGAAACAAGTTATGCAAGAACGAATTTCTTTACAAGAACAAGCAAGTGAACTGGGCTATAAAGAAGGTGGGGTTATATCTAATTCTGTAAATAGTTTTAATAATGTAATGAAAAATATTAATGGCTAAGTATTCTAAGTATATTGTATATACAGATGATGGAGAAAAACACTATCTTCCTGATTATGTAACTGACGAAAACTATTCTATAGAAAAAGAAAAGTTTTTATCTTCATATAATCCATCTCCAACTACGCCTGAAGTTATCGAACCTGTATCTCAAGAAGAATCTTCTTATGGAGAAATAATTAAGGGCAGTGGTTTACAAGTAGATAATGCTTTAAGAACAAATGAATTAGGAAAAGATGCTGTTGCATTAAACGATGCACAAAATAATTTAGACATTTTAAATAGTTTAGAAAATCGTAGACCTTTAAATGATGAAGAAGAAGAAGAAAGAAACCAATATATATTAAGCATAGAAGGTACAAACGAAACAGACGAAGAAAGAGAAAAAAGAGTAGTTAAAGAAACTGCAGAAGCTAGAGCTAAAGCTAATATTCCATATGATAAATTTCAAACACAAGAGTTTATAAATACTGACAATCAATTAATAGAAAAAGATAAAGGTCTCAAAAAAAATGTTGGTGACAATTTAAAAGTAATACAAAAAAATAATGAATATTTAGGAAGTTTAAATCATTCTGAAGCATTTAATAAATTACAAGAGTCAGATCGTCTTCGAGATACATTTGATTTTTTAAATCCTTTGTCAGATACGTTTGACCCATTACTACCTTTAGAAGTAATGAGTTCAAGTCTAGTTCCTATGGCTGCATCTCTTACTGCTGGTGCAACAGCAACAATATCTACAGGTGGTAATGTGTTTGCAGGTGCAGTAGCTACAGGTATGACCTCTGGTGCTATAGATAATGCTTTTTCATATGTAGAATACTTTCAAAAAAAAGGTATGGATATAAACAATCCACAATCTGTTGCTAAATTTATGGGTGATGAAAAGCTTGTAGCTGAGGCAAAAAGATATGCAAGAATTAGAGGTACTGCTGTAGGTTCACTTGATGCTTTATCTTTTGGTATGGGTACAAGAGTTCTTAACCCACTTGGGTTTCAGAATATGTTTGCAAGACAAGCGATGAATGTTGCAATTCAAACGCCATTACAAGGAGCTTTAGGTGGGTTAGGAGAAGCTAGTGCTCAATACTTTACTTTAGAAGAAGGTGAAAGTTTAGATATTGGTGCTATTAATATGGAGATTGTTGGTGAGTTAGCATTTGCCCCTGCTGAAATAGCTATTGGTCAAGCCGCTACAGGATTTAGTGAACATAAAAAACAAAAAGCTTATCAAGCTGAAAAACAATATAGAATAGCTGAAGATTTTTTTAAAGTTTATTTAGCACAACTTTCGGAAAGTGGTTTTAGCAATCAAGCAAGTGAAATAGCAGGTGTAGTAAGTGATAAAGCACAAGGTAGAATAGATAGTGGTGAAGACCCTTTAATAGCTTTAAATGAAACAATAGAAGAATTTGAAAGTGATATGCCCGGATTTGCTGAAGCATTTAATATATATAAATCTTTTACAGATGATGCAAAAAATCCTAAGAATTTTCCTAGTAAAGTTGTTACAGAAAATACAGAAACTCCTAATGTTTTTCTTATAAAAGCTAATGCAGATAAAACATTTTCAATTGTTGATTATCAAAATAATCCATTAATTAATCCAAAAACAAATCAACCTTTTCCAGCTTATGATTCTGAAAACAAAGCTAAGGTTGTATCATCAGGTTTAAATTTAATATCACAAACGCAATATAGTATAGAAAAAAATAGTGATTATATTCTAATGCAAAATTTAGATAGAAATAATCCTACAGTTACAAACTTAGGATTAAAAGTTATTAATCCTTATTATGATGGTGTTAGTTTTGCAGAGTTAAATGAGATAGGCGTTAGTCCACAAATTATTAAAACAATCCAAGACGCAACAGGAAATAATAATAATGTACCAATAAGTCAATTAAAAAATATTTTATCTAAAGCACAGTTTGATAAAGTAATGACTGGAAGAAGTGAAAATTTAAGAATTAATGAAAGTCCTGCACCTAAAAGTATATCTATTGCAACAATAAAAAAATTATTAAAAAATAAAAATATAGAAAATGATATTAATACTGATTCTTTTAAAAGATTAGCATTACATTTTACAGGCGAATCTAATATAGAGAATATGAGTGTTGCTCAAAGAAGAGTTTTACATTCTATGATAGATAGTTTACCTCCATCACTTGACTTAATATCTTTACCTGATTTTACAAATAGAAGTTATACAGTAAATGATTACTCTAAAGCTGTAGATGCTATAGAAGAATCTAAAAATCCTACATTAAAAGTAATTAAAGAAGCGACTGGTTTAAATAACTCAGAAGCTAAAAGAATAAAAGAAGATTTAATAATTTCTGGTTACATAAAAAATGATAAATGGGTTGGAACAGGAAATCAAATATATAACTTTGATGGCACTGTAAAGTTTAGTGAAGATGTAGAGGTTAATAAAAAATTAGATAAATTAGTAGAAGATGTAACAAAAGCAAATCCAGAAATGACTGTTACATTTACTGATTTTATTGCAGGTGTTAAAGGAAAAACAGAAGTACCGGGTGCATATAATCGTGCATTTAATGAAATTCTTATTACTCTAGATAGAACAAGTCTTGAATATAGAAATAATCCTGAAAAATATTTAATAGATTTAGCAGGAACAATGACCCATGAAACATGGCATTCACTTAGACAAGCAGATGTTTTTACTCAATCTGAATATGACACATTAAAACAATATGCACTTACACAAAAACCTGTAGGCACTCAACAAACATACTATGAACAAGCAGTAGAACAATATACAAGCGAAGAAGCCTTAGCTATGGGTGCTGTAAAATCTGATGCAGATGTTTTAGAAGAAGCTATAGCAAGAGTCTTTGAAGATTTTGCTAAAAATAAAAAAAATGTTACAGGAAAACCACAACAAATACTTACTAAAGTAGAATCTTTTTTTGCAAAGTTTAATAACTCATTAAATGGTAATGGTTTTACAACTGCTGCAGATATATTAGATAGAGTTACTACAGGTCAAATAGGTAGTAGAGACAAAGGCGTTGTTAGAACTACATTAGAAACAGATAGATTAAGTACAGGGTTTGCAAATATTTTTAAAGAAGCAGAAAAAATAACTAAATCAGCAGATGCTAATCAACTAGAGGAAATAGACGATTCTCCATCTTTAAAATATTCTCTTTCTAATAATCAACCTGCCTCACCATTAGTTAATGAATTTTTATCCTCATTATCAAAAGGAGCATTTGGAAATCGAATAGATCAATGGGCTAATGTTTTAGATGGCAATAGTGATACTCTGAATAAATTTTTAATTAACAGAAGAAAACAAAATTTAAATAATGAAAAAGATATAAGAGCAACTAAAAAATATATAAGAAATGTTTCAACTGTTTTAGCTAGAATGGAAATAAATAAAGGAACAATGGAAGTTAATTCTGATGGGACTATACCTATGTATATGGTAGGAGACCTATCAAAAAATTCACAAACTATTTTACATCAATATGAAAACGATGCTGTAAATACAGCACAATTAAGAGGTAATATAAATTACAAACCTCAAGGTAATATAAATAAAGTTTCAAAAGTTAATGTTCCTATTACTTCTATATCAATACATCCAAGTCTTTTTAATGCCTTTGAATCTAGTATATCAAATCCTTTTAAAAGAGAAGGTTTGTTTCCTGTAGACACAATGAGTATTTCTACAAATATTGAATCAGAGCAGAAAGTTATACCAGTAATAGGAAATCAAAATGCATCTGCTTCTCTTAAATATAGTTTAAAAAGAACTGAAGGAAGATTAACTTCTGAAAGAATATCAGAAATAAGAAACTTACAAAATTCAAATGCTAATATATATCAAGTATTTCGTGATAGGTTAACAGGCGTTGAAGAAATGGGAGGACTTGACTTTCAATTACTTGATGCAGTAATAACTGATATAGAAAATCAAGGTTCTGATTCTATTGCAGCAATGTTAGAGAGAGATGAAGATTACATTCAATCTAATTTAGGATTGCCTTTATATAGAATGGGAATGATTGAAGAAATATTAAATGAAATTGAAAATATAACTTTTAATTCTATGAAAGATTTTCCAGAGTTTATAGTTGTATATAGAGGTGGAGCAATAAATCCTAATTATGATGTAGTTCCTGTAACTATGGACCAAACAATAGCAGAAGATTTTGCATCAGGGCGTCTTGAATCAGGTTATAGAGTTAGTGATGATGATGTATTAACAGAATACTTAGTACCTAAATCAAAAGTATTAGCAGATGTAAATGCTATAGCTGCAACAGAACAATTTACAGACCCTGATGGAAGAATTTATTCAAGACAATATGAACAAGAACTTTTAGTTAATGTAAATGATTTAGTGCCATCTAAATTAGATAGACTTGGACCATTGGAATTAAAATCTATTAGAAATAGAATTTTAGAAGAGAAAGCAACTGGTGAAAAAAGTATAAAACAATTTGACGAAGAACTTCAAGAAAGAATATTTGATGTAATGATGTCACCTTCATTGGGTCTTGGAAGTACTGTAACTTTAGCATTAGAAAGAGAAGATGGAACTGTCAAAGATATGACTGACAGAGATTACAATAATGCACTAAATGATTTAAAAAAACTATTAGATTCAATAGAACTAGGAAACATAACACAAAAAAAATTAAGTAATATGTTGCAACATCCTGCATTGATTGAAGCAGAAAAAAGAATGTTTAGCCAACCAATAGTTGATACAAAAATTAAGAGTGAGTTTCTAGTTGAATTAATTAAAAAAGCTATATCTTATGCAGAAGGCACAGTTGCTACAGATAAAAAAGCTACATTTATAATTGGATTACCAGCATCAGGAAAATCTTTTTTTGCAGAACAAATAGCAAGAGATACTAAATCTACAATTATAGATTCAGATGATGCTAAAAAATTAATGCCTGAATTTAGAGGTGGCTTAGGTGCTAATGCTACTGCACCAGTTTCTAGTAAGTATGCTGCTGTTATTACAGATCAACTTTCTAATATGGGTGTAAATATTATTATACCTAGTGTTGGTGGTAGTAAAAAGTTTGGCAGTTTAGAAAAAAAAATCCAAATGCTAAAAGACAAAGGCTATACAGTAGATGCTATTTTAGTTGATACAGACTTTAATCATGCTTTGGTTAGAATGATGAATAGATTTGTAAGTACTGGTAGACTTATAGCTACTGATTATTTTCTTGATGTTGAAAATACACCAAGAGATACTTACAATAGATTAAAGGAATCTGGTTTAATTGATAACTATGCTTTCCTAAATAATAACTTTTTAAAAGGAGAGCAAACAGTTGAAGAAGATACCGCAAAATTATTACAAGTCTATGGAGAGCCTAGACAAGTTGGAATCGGAGATGTTCGAAGAAGCTATGAAGGAAGAAGTGACTTTGCCGAAGCAATCGAAGAAGCTGTTAGAGAGACTGACCTCCAAAAACAAAAATCAATAGAAGCAGGAGTCACTCCTGTTATAAGTGACAACGCTTCTCCTGAAGCAAAACTATCAGCAATCAATGCACAAAAAGATATTAAAAATATTAGTACAATTAACTTAGATGTAGACTCTATTATAGATGGCATAGATAATAATACTAATCTAAAGTATTCATTTAAAAATAGTGGCAAACCACTTAAACCTTCTGCTGAAAGATTAGTTAAAAAAATGACTGTAAGAGATTCAATTCCTGAAACAGATACTATTACAAACATAATATTAAAAGCTTTCAAATCAGTTAATCCTAGAAAATTTAGAGAAGCAATACTAGATCAGTATGCTTTAATAGCAGAAAATGGTTATGAAGCTGCTAAAAAATCAGAGCAAGGAGAAGCTATGATGTCTGCTGCTTACTCAGCTATTGCAGCTATGTATCATTCAGATAGGTCAGGAGATATCTATCAACAAGCTTTCATGCATGGAGCACCTGTTTACAATAAAAAGAAAGGGTTTACTACAGTAGTAGATATATCTCCTCAAGATGGGAAACCAATAAAAGCACCTCACGAAATATTTAAAAATGCTTATAACAACCCACAGTTAATGTGGGCATTTCAGGCTGTACTTGCAGTAAAAAGAGAAACTAGATTTAATGCTGAAGGTAGAAAAGTAAAAATAAATGCACAAGATATAAAAGATGGAAAGATTGCTTTACAAGAACATCCTGAAATACAAGGAATGATTGATGACTACCAGCGTTGGAATAGTCATTTAGTTAGATTCCTAATAGATACAGGAGTTCTTACTGAAAAAACAGGAAATATTTGGACGGAACATGCAGATTACATTCCTTTCTTTAGAGCAATAGAAGGAGATGAAAATTTTAAAGGACCACAAATATTTCAAGGTATGCAACTTTCTCCTTTTAAAACAGCTAAAGGTAGTGAAACTAAAAATATTGTTGACCCAATAACTGGTATAACACAAAACGCAAGAGCAGCAATTAATGCAGGTATGAAAAATGTAGCTGCTAATAGAACTATGCGTGACTTAGTTATTACAGGTGGAGCAGAAAATGTTAAAAATAATACTCCGGGTAATAATATAATTAAAGTAAAAGTAAAAGGTCAAACTAAATCCTTTAGAGTTGATGACCCAGATAACTATAATCTATTTACTATTATGAGTGGTGGAGCTTTTCTTCCACAAAACATGATAATGAAACTTGCAAGAGGAACTAAACAAGTAACAAGTGATCTTATAACTAGGATGCCTGACTTTTGGTTTAGGCAAATTCTTAGAGATTCAGTATCTGCTTGGGCATTGAGTGGTGCTAATTATGTTCCAGTCCTTTCTCAACTTAAAGAAAGTGCAAGTATTTCTTACGGTATGCTAACAGGCAACTTGCCTAAAGAATATATAGAATTAAGAAATGCTGGAATTATTCAAGGTTATGAAAGAGGTGTTAGAGATATAGATACTACCGAAGCTCTTATTAAAAAAGCATATAAAAAAGAAAGATATAAAGAAAGAACTACTTTATCTAAAGTAGCATTAGCACCTTTTGATGCAGTAACAAAAATTTGGGATTTACTTGGACAAGGTACTGCTATAACTGATGCAGCAACTAGAGTATCTGTATATAAAGATACTTTAAAAAGAACTGGAGATGTAGCAGAAGCTTTATCACAAGCTATGGAAGTTCTTAACTTTACAAGGCGTGGAAACAATGAAGTATTCCAAATTATTGCACAGTCAAGTATGTTTTTAAATCCAAGACTTCAAGGTGTAGATGTTTTTTATAGAGGTCTTACAGGTCAATATGGAATAGGTAAAAAATTATCTCGTAAAAAAAGAGCAGGAGCAGTTGCATTGAGAGTTCTAAGTATGATGTCTTTAATGCCTTATTATTATTTTTTAGTTAAAGATTCAGAAGAATGGGAAGAAGCATCTGAAGAAACTAAAGATAATTATATTATTGTTCCGGGAAGTAAAAAATTAGTAGGTGCTCCTATAGGACTTCCATTGCCATTTGAAGTAGGATTTTTTACTGTTACAGTTCCAATGAGGCTTATGGCTTATGCATTTGGTGATGATACAAAAAAAGATTTAACAGAAAGTATGAAAAGAAATATTTCTAGTACATTAAAAGTAAATCCATTAGAAATAACTGCAGTACAACCTATACTTGAAAATTATTTTAACTATGATTTTTATACAGGTAGAAGAATAGTTCCTCAATATTTAGAAGATTTAGATGACTTAGCTTATAGACCCGGTACAGATACTATATATAAAAAAGTAGGTGATGAATTAAATATAAGTCCTTTGTATATAGAAAATTTAGTATCAGGTTACACAGGTACAGCAGGTACATATGCTATGTCAATGGTAGAAAAAATATTAACTTTAGATTCAGATACTCCCACTGGTGCATCAATGCGTGTCGACCAGCTTCCAGTAGTGGGGGCTTTTTTATTACCAGCAGAGGGCAATCGATTGGAAAATCAATTCTTTGATTTGAAAGAAATGGTAGATACTCAAGTCGAAAGTTTTAGAGTATTGGAGAAAAAGATTATAGACGAGGGAGATATGGGTGCATTGGATATGTTGAGTGAATACAAAATAGAATATAAAGACGCCCTAAAGAATTTAGAAAAGGGTTTAAAAGAAACCTCAGACCAATTAGCAGAAATAAGACAAGCAAAAGCAATAATACAAAATAGTAATAGTTTGGATGGAGATGAAAAAAGAGATCAAATATTAGAGCTAAATCAAATAGAAAATACATTACTGAGAGCTTCAGGTGTTTCCGAAATTAGAAAGTTTTTCATAGAGGACATACAACCCAAAGCAAGAGTTAATTAAATATTAACAGGTTAATAGTTATAAGCTCTATAGCTAAAGCATTTGTATTTCAAAATAATTAAAAGTGTCTGGGGCTTATTAATTTTTCTAGTATTGTTTATTAAAGTTCTGTAAGAACCTTATAGGTAAAGACTTTCTACTTACAGAGATATGAAAAGTTCGCATCTGGGGTTCTCTTTGTCAAACCCACCGAACTTATAAACAACTTCTTTCACTTGTTTAAAGCTGTCATCCTCTATAATCCCTGCCTTAACCAAAGCATCGCAAGTAAACTTGTCTATGACTGAGCAAGGATTACTTATGTCTATCCTTCTCTTAGTCTTAGCGTAATAGATATAGGTCAATGTTACCGGTTTGGTAAATTTGGTTAGGTCTTTGAGTTCAAGTAAGAGATTTTCTGTGTAAATTTTTTTAGAACTTGACAAGATTCTATAATGGGCATTTCGATAGTTGTTTAAATTAAGAATGAACTTCTTATTTTTAGAGTAGTAAACATTTAAAGGTAAAGTTATTTTCATTTAATTAGTTTTAACTTAATCTTTTTAAATAATGACTCGCCTTTTTTATACTTATCTTTTTCTAAACCTATTGGCAAATTAACAGAACAATTTTTCGATTTGTTCAATTCCACCTTTATTAATTTTAGCTTCATTCTTAATCCCCCTTTCATGTTTCAATGGCTTTATAACAAAGAAGTCCTTATGTTGAGGATAGCTATGTATAAAGTATCTAGCGTAATAACATATAAAATCATTTGATATTTTAAATGAACTACCTTTAGTTATTATATCAGTCTCCCATCTTATTCTTTGTATAATTGCCCAATGTGAATAGTGCTTTCTCCCAGTTCTTACTGCCTCAAAAGTAAACTTCTGAAACAGTTTCCAAACTTCCGGATTATTTTTATGCCACTTCCACCACCTAACCTTATTCTTATCTAAACATTCCATGAGTTAAACTCATTTAATAAACCATTAAAGACATGACGTGCATGTTCATTAGTTCTTAAATCACTTCTACTTTTGATTGAGCAATAATCTCTTAGTCTTTCAGAGCATTGTGCTTCATCAAAACCTTCTTTCTCCCACTCATCAATATTAAGTTTGTCTATTATAAAGTCTTGAAACTCTCTCTCCCTGCAAAGAAGTCCGGCTTTCATTACAGCTTTCTCTCCCTCACTCTTATCTGAGGGAACTACAGGCTCTTCTTGTTCATTTAATAAAACCATAGCCACTTGATACCTACTGCCAACCCAATCCCTTAAAAGGCTTTCAGGTACATCAGATGGATGTACTGCAAGTTGCAAGATATATCCATTCTTATCTTGTCTTACTGCTATCTTTACTGCCTCATAAGTTATAGTTGCTTTTTGAAATGTGTCTTCATAATTATCCATATTTATTCTCCTTATAAATTTATTTTATTTAATTTTTCGTGTATTTCTGATTTGCTTTCGTCAGATAATTCTTCAAAGTAATCCATCAAAATATCATATGCTTTTATGTATCTCTCCAAGCACTTCTCAATAGACTCCTCTATTTTATTTTCCATCTTTTTTTACTCCTTTTTTATTTTTATTATCATTCTCTCTTTTGCCAAAAATCTTTTCAAAGCTCTCAGCATATTTATCTTTATCTTTTGTCCGGTCGCGACTGCCTTTCCCACCATGCCATTTAGTCATTTCTTATCCTTGTATTCTTCTCGTAATTCCGGAAACTCAGATAGGTAACAAGTAAGTATATGTTTGTTATCTCCATCCTCTAACAACCTAGTTAGCATGTCTCTAAGAGCCATCATATTATCTAGATCAATATCTCTTTTGATCTCAGCTATTATTTCATTAATGAGTTCATTCATTTCCTCTTCCTCATTAACTTATCTTCCTTCCTTTGCAAAGACCATTCTAATAATCTATAAAAATATTTACTAAACAACTTTTTCATTACT